AAGCCGTGAAGGTCACGCGCGACGGGCAGCTCCATGTATTTCTCGAGGGCGAGTACCGCCCGCGCGCCGTCTACGGGGATTTCACCCCCGCGGGTGCCAGGCGGCTCGACGCCTACGCCAATCCGGATGGCATGCTGATCGAGGAGAGGCTGTCGCAATGAGCCGCTTCACCGCCATCAATCTCTCGGGGCTTGCTCCGCCCGACATCATCGAGGCGCTGGACTATGAGGCCATCGTCACCGCGATGCGGGACGATCTGGTGGAACGCTTTCCGCTCATCGCGGGCGTGATCGACCTCGAGAGCGAGCCGGCGCGCAAGCTCATCGAGGCCTTCGCTTACCGGGAACTCCGGCTCCGGGCGCGCATCAACGATGCGGCGCGGGCCGTGCTGCTCGCCTCGTCCTACAGCACGAACCTCGATCATCTCGGGGCACTGTTTGCGACCGCCAGGCAGGACGGCGAGAGCGACGCACGTTTCCGCCGCCGCATCCAGCTGGCGCCCGAGGCCTTCTCGGTCGCGGGTCCCGAGGGTGCCTATCAGTATCATGCGCTCACCGTCGCACCCTGGGCGCGTGATGTCTCGGCAGTCTCGCGGCGGCCGGGCGTGGTGCGCGTCACCGTGTTGAAGGAGGGATTCGATCCTTGTCCTACGATTGCCGAGCGCGAGGCCGTCAGGCTGCACCTCGGCAATGAGGCAATCCGCCCACTCACCGATGTGGTCGAGGTGCTGGCGCCCATCGTCCGGCGGACCAGGGTCGTTGCGAAGCTGACCCTGTACCCCGGCCCCGATGCGCAAGTGGTGCGTCAGCGGGCACTCGCCGCCGTCACATCATGGGTGGAGAAGAACCGCATGCTCGGCATGAATCTCCGGCGATCGGCGCTCTACGCCGCGCTGCATCGAGAGGGCGTCCATTCGGTCGACCTCGTGTCGCCGGCGGAGGATCTGGTCCTCGATGTGACCGAGGTCTACGCGGTCGATGCCATCGAATTGACCGTCAGTTCCATGCGGGATGAGTGACGGTATGACCCGGCAAACGCTTCTTCCGCCCAACCACACCGCTTTCGAGGAGGCCTTCGACCTCACCGGCGCGCGGATCGACGAGCTCCCGGTCGAGATCCCGAAGCTGGTGCGGCCATGGGAGATCCCGCCGGCGCATCTGCCGTGGCTGGCCTGGGGCCTGTCGGTCGATCTCTGGGAACCGGACTGGACGCAGGAGAAGCACCGGACGCTGGCGGCCCGCGCGTTGCCGATGCATGCCCGGAAGGGCACGCAGGCGTCGATCACCGAGCACATCCGCATCATGGGAGCCGAGCCCCGCCGCTTCATCGTGCCGCCGGCGAAGACTTATCTGATGGAAGGCTTCACGGAGGAAGAGCGGCAGGCCTTCCTCGCGCGGTTTCCGCAGCTCCGCATCTATCCGTTTGTCGCGCGGGGCACTTACCGATACGGGCATTTCACATCGGCGGCGTTCGGCAGGTCCAAGGCCTTTCTGGATGCGTCCTGCATCAAGGACGTCGGTGCCTGGTCGCGCTATGTGCGCACGGCGAAGCTCTGGGACCGCGGCGAGGAAACCACGCTCACCATCCGCGCCGTGACGCCTGAAGGTGTTGGCCGTTTCTACGCCGCAGAATTTGACGAGGTGATCCTCGGCGCAAAGCCGACGAGGGCATTGCATCTCGACACGCCGCCGAAGGCCAAGGCGTTCCTGGTCGATGACTTCGGCGTGGCGCAGCGGTTCATCCGCATTTCGCGCGACGCCAGCTATTCCTACCGGCTGGGCCGCGAGACATATACGACCGCCTGGCCCAACGCGGACCTTGTCGATGTCAGGCCGCAGAGCATGGCCGAGCGGCATCAGGGCCAGCCTGGCGCTCTCTACGCAACTGGCCGGCAGTTCATTGCAGGCAAGCACCTGCCGCCCACCATCGCCTGGCAGCACATCTATGAGCGCTGGCACATCCATGACCCGGACCGGGTGCCGGATGTCCGCATCCGCTCCACGCACCTTGGGTACACCCGGCTCGGCATGCCGCCGTTTCACGCGGAGATCAGGACCCGGATTGCAGGGACACAGTCGCCGCGCACCGCGGGGTTGTTCGTCACCGGCTACCTGATGACCGGCGACCGCAGGCCCATCGGCCGTATCCGCGAGGCGGTGCGGGTGTCGAAGTCGCTCAGGGACAGGATCCTGCTGGATACGAAGACCTTCCGCTTTCCCCGCGCCGGCGACCGCCTGAGGTTCGGGACCGTGACGCTCGGGCGCTACATCGCGGCATAGAGGGCTTTGGAAGACCTCAGTCGCGCTCGCACACGAAGCCCGAGTCTTCGCCATCATGGATGTAGAAGTGCCCCACGAGTCGGCCGGCCGTGCCGAGCGCAGCCCATCCGCGGCCGCACGCGGGGTCCCTGTCGTCGTGTCCTTCCCACGAGAACTCCGCGCAGGCGGATCCATCGCGTGTGCCGTAGCGAACATCGAGAAAGCCCTTGAGCGCGCCGAAGGCGATTTCGCCGTTCGCCTCGCCCCTGAACGTCAGGTGCGCTTCCTCGACGAGGTCGAGGACGTCGTTGCCCCACTGGTCCATCTCGACGACGCGCCAGCGGCCAGAGAATGCCTTGGCGAAGGCTGGCACCCTTTTCATCAGCCGATCTCCACGATGAGCGTGTTCTCTTGCGCCAGATTGTGGGGAGCTTGCTGAAAGATCAAGGCTCATCCGGGGCGCTTCCAGCTCCAAAACCATACCGCGGTCAGGCTCCGCCACAGTCGCGGGGCCGATTATCCGACACGCTTCCAGAAGGAACAGATCCGTGGAACAGACCGTCATTTTCCGCGACCGGCAGGAACTGCAGTCCGCCGATCTCAACAATGCGCAGGATTTCGCGCGGGCGTCCCTCGACCACGTGGTGAAGGACGCCATCGACGGCGGCAAGGCGTATACCGGCTTCTCGGCATCCAAGACCGCGGCGACCGAGATCACCCTGTCGCCGGGGCGCTATTATGCCGGAGGCCAGGTCTTCGCCCGGAACGAGAATGTGGTCATCGACTTGTTCAATGCGCTGCCGCTGGTGACGAGGAAGCGGGTCGCCATCGTCGCCTTCGGCCAATCCGTCGATACCGACGTCCAGCCGCGTGATTTCCTGATCGATGCCCAGCTCGGCACCACCGAGCCCCAGGCCGTCGCCATGGAGAACATGCGCCGGGCGGAACTCTCGGCGGTCGCTGGCGTGGAAGGTCCCGATCCCTCCTATCCCCCGACCGATGCCGCCACCGTGGTGATCTGCTATGCGGTGCTTGATACGGCGGGCATCGTCTCGATCGAGCAGTGGGTCCCCACCCAGCTTCCCAACCTGAGGCTGGTGGCCAACCGGGTCGCGGCCCTCGAGGTGTGGCGCGGGCAGATCAGCGGCCAGGTCGATACGCTGAGGACCGACCTCTCGGCGCTGGCCGACCGGCTCGGTGCCTTTGCCTTGAAGAGCGAGACGGTGGACCTCACGGAACAGCTGGAGGAGCTGCGCCGCAAGGTCTACGAGCCGGGCGCCTACATCTATTACGGCACCAACCATTTCCTCACCGACGAAGGCTCCAACTTCGATCACCCCGCCTTCGATGCCGCTGTGGGGGAGGGGGTGCGCTTTCCCGAGGCGGGCTCGGCCACCTCGGCGCTGGCGCTCCTCAACCCGAACAATGCCTTCGTCACCGTGAACGGCGGCTTCGTGCTGCCCAAGTACGCCCACGGCCTCCGCATGAACCTCGCCGGCTACTCGGGCGAGCTGCGCATGGCGCAGTACACCTTCGAAACCACCGCCATCCGCCAGCTGTTCCGCTCGCGCGAGCGCCGCCGCTATGGTGCGACGAAGCAGGTCTGTACCAACTCGGCCTGGTGGCGGCAGGGCATCTACGACCAGGCCGCCAGCACCTTCACCCGCAGCGGCGAGACCTGGGAGGTGGTGAACGGCATTCCCGACCGCATGCCCAACGGCCAGGTCATCCCCAACGGCAATGTCCACTGGGTGCGCCTCACCCAGTTCTGGATCGACATCTTTCTCGAGCCCTACTGGGACCGGGTGACCGCCACCACCACCTTGAACGGCCAGCAGGTGGCCCAGACCTTCCTCAACTCGCAGGACGGCTGGCTCACCCAGGTGGGATTGTATTTTAGCCGGAAGGCGGCGGCGGGCGATGTCCATGTGCTGGTCTGCGAGACAGCCTTTGGCATGCCGGACCTCTCCCGGGTGATTTCCCGGACCGTGCTGCCGGTGGCCGATATCCAGGTCGGGGCCGTCGCCGCCAACGCGGCGCTTCCGGCCCTTCTGGAAACCACCGTCCCCATCATCCCGGCCTATCTGGTCTCAGGGCGCCGCTATGCTGTCGTGCTGGTCACCACGGGCGACCATTACGTTGCCATGACCAACACCGACAACGGGATTGTCCAAGGCACCTTCTTCGTGTCGACCGACGGCGCCTTCTTTGCCGGCAATCTGGTCGACGACCTAAAGATGCGGCTCTACTTCGCCAAATTCGAGCGCTCCCGCCTCTCGGTCGAGCTAAGCCCCCTGCAGCTGGCGGGTGGCATCCTCGATCTCGACATCCTGAATGAGGGCATCACGCCGCCCGCCTGCCGCACCGATTTCGAGGTGCAGGTGAACGGCGCCTGGATCCCGCTTGACGGGGCGCCCAACGGCCCGAACCTTTCCGGCCTCCCGGCCATCCTGCCGCTCCGGGTGACACTCACCGGCACCACCGACCTGATGCCGGGCTTCGGGCTCACCAGTTCCCAGGCGATCGTCAGCCGCCCCAAGACCGCCTTCACCTGGGTGGGAGAGACCCGGACGCTGGGGTCTCCCACCACCAGCATCAAGATCATCACCGATCTCCAGGCCTTCGACGAGACCAAGCACGACTGCACGGTGAGCCTGCTGACGGGCGCGGCGCTGGACACGGCGGAAACGGCCGACGTGGTGGAGGACATGCTTCTCGCCAACGGCGCGATCCGCCGGACCGCGGTGTTCAACCTGACGGCGGTCAGCACCTATGCCGTGAAGATCGTGGGGTCCACCACCAGTGCCGCCGAGCAGTTCCTCGTCGCCGAACTGATCGAGTTCGCGCAGTCGTAGGTTGGGCCAGCATGAGTACCCCGTAAGACAAGAGGAGACAGGCTGATGGCCAGGAAGCCCACGCATTACAGGATCACCGTCAACCGGCCGCTGGAGGTGGCGAACGCCCGCTTCCGCCCGGGCGCGCGCTACACCGTCAAGGCCGCCGTCCACGATGCGCTTCGCGAACAGGCGGCCGATGCAATCGCCACCGCCGAGCCGATGCTGATGGAGTGACGGCGCCATGTTGAGGTTCGAGGACCTCCGGGTCCGCGACAGCCAATCGCTCGACCGGGATTTCTTCAACCGGCGCTTCCGGCTGATCGCCGAGGCGCTGGGACAGCTGGGAACCGAAGTGACCTCGGTCACCACCGATACCGACCGCCTCGTCACCCTCGGGCTGACCCGGGTCAACGAGGTCCTGGGGCCGCTGCTCGCCAGGCTGCAGGCGGCCGCGGAGAACGGCTTCCTCGTCGCTGCCTCGGACACGCCGTTCACCGTCACCGGCGGCCTGCAATCGACACTGGCGATTGCCAGCGAGGCCGAGCGCGACCTGTTCACGCCAACGCCTTACGTGCTGCTGACCCGCCGGGCGGAGGGCACGGAGCATGATTATGCCGTGCTGCGGGTCGAAGGTTATGACCGCGCCACGGGCGGCCTTGCCTTCGAGGTGGTGCTGGTCAATGGCTCCATCGGCGATGCCGTGCATGACGACTGGGTGATTTCGGCGACGGCGGGCATCAGCGTCGCGGTGCTGGAAGCCGCCACATCCGTGCAGGCGACCCTGGCGCTGGCCCAGCAGGCGGCGCAGGACGCTGCTGAGGCAGCTGCGACGGCGGAATCGGTTCTGGCCTCGGGCCCTGTCTCGTCGGTCAATGGCCGGACGGGCGCCGTCGTGCTCGGCATGTCCGATATCGCCGGGCTGGTGAGCGCGCTCGCCGCCAAGGCCGACAGCAGCCATGGCCACACCATCGCGCAGGTGTCCAACCTGCAGGCGACACTCAATGCCATCAGCGATGGCGGAACCTACTGAGGAATGAGAGCATGACGCAGTCCCTCATTGCCCAACTGTCCCAGAAGCTGTCCATCGTCGCCGTGAAGGACATCGAGGTGACTGGCATCGTCGAGGATGGCGTAGGCGGCTGGGTCCGTTCGGTGCGTTTCTTCGGCTCACCCGCATCCGGCACGAACAAGGCGCTCGTCCTCGAGGTGCTTCTGCAGTCCGCTGAGAAGACCGACCTCGCCATCACCACGCCCGAGATCGATTTCTGATCCTGGTTCATCGCCGTTTCTGATCCGGCCCCCAATTCACCATCGCGCGCTGCACGGAAACTCCATGCGGCGGGTTCCTGTCATGGAGAGACCTGATGTCCGATCCAACCTTTGGCATTTCGATCACGCGGATCGACAATGAACCGCGTCCCGCCGTTTACAGCGACATGTCTGTCGTGGGCCTCATCGGCACCGCGCCCGAGGCCGATCCGGCGGTATTTCCGCTCGACACGCCGGTGTTTCTCTATTCCGACGACACGGCGAAGCGAACGGCACTTGGAACGGAAGGCACCATCTCCGACGCCCTGAACCTGATCAATGCCCAGCTGGGCGAGTTCCAGGTCGCCGCCAAGATCGTGGTGGTCCGCGTGGCGGAGGGAGCGACCGTCGAAGAGACCATCGCCAACATCGTGGGCGACGGCATCTCCACGGGGCTTGAAGCCTTCGTGCAGGCCGGCCCGCTGCTCGGCATCATCCCGCGGCTCATCTGCGCGCCGGGCTTCACCAGCCAGCGGACGGGCACCGATGCCAATGCGGTGTGTGCAGCCTTGCCCGCCCTCTGCAACAAGCTCCTCGCCCATGCCGTGGTCGACGGGCCCGCCACCACCGAGCAGGCGGCCATCGACTGGCGGGAGACGATTTCCTCCAGCAGACTGATTCCTGTCGATCCCGCCGTACGCGTCATGGCGGGGAGCGAGGTCGCGGTGATGCCGCTCTCGCCCGCCGTCATCGGCATTGGCGTCAGGCGCGACCACGAGAAGCAGGGCCGTCCCTTCCATTCCTGGGCCAACCAGCCGGTCGCCGGCATCGTGGGGCCGTCTCGGCCCATCAACTTTTCCCTGACCGACGGCGCCACCGAGGGGCAGCGGCTGCTGTCGCACAATGTCGGCATTCTCCTGCGCGGCGAACTCGGTGTCGAGACGGCAATTGCTTCGGGAGGCTTCGTCTATGTCGGCACCGACAATGCCGGCGAAGACGATCTCTGGCGCTTCTACAACGTCACCCGCGGTCGCGATTACATCCATCTGATGTTCTTGCGGACGCTCCGTTTCTATCTCGGGCGTTTCAACCTCATGGGCCAGACCATCCAGGCGGTGCTCAACACCATGGGCTTCGCGATGCGCGACCTCAAGGCTGATGGCGACATCCTGGGCTACGAGGTCAAGTTCACGCGCGACCAGAACTCTCCAGAAGAGCTGCGGCAGGGGCGCTTCACCGTGAACTTCGCGGCGGAGGAGGCGCCGGTGCTCAGGTATCTGGGCATCCAGTCTGCCCGCTACCGCCCGGCGCTCGATGCGCTGCTCGATGACCTGCTCGCGCAGGTCGATGCCGTCACCGGCTGATCGCCACACAACAAGGAGGAATTCCCATGAGCACAATCCATGTCATGGAAGCGGCAAATCTGTTCGCGGGCGATCACGACCCCACCGCCTCGAAGCATCTCACGTTGGCCGAACTGAAGCTGCCCACCCTGCAGGAGATGTACCAGGACCACCACGCCGGGGGTTCGCGCGTCCAGATCGAGGTGGCGGTCGGCATCCAGAAGCTGGAGCCGACCTTCAAGCTCAAC